TTGTGCCTATGGATTGAGCGTCGTCAGGATCTTCGGCTGCAAATGCAATGTCATATTCTGAGTTTTGTCCCGGAAGAGACTGGATGTTAATCTGAGCGTCAGTAAATCTCTTGCGCTCCATCGTCCCAAGGTCGTATCCCCTAGTGGTGAGTGATGCGTCGATTGTAGGAGACACGACAGCCGCAGAATTATCCACGTTCAACGTGTCATTAGAACTTTCAGACGCTTCAATTTGGTGCAGGCCCCCGTTGGAAGTCACAACGTAGATGTTGTTTCTTTCGCTTGCACTACCAATTACAAAGTTTTTAATCAAGAATCGAGAATCTCCAAAGGTATCCAGTGACTCCCAGCCTTTATTCAGGAAGTTATACACCAATATGGCGTTGTTCCCGTAGGAATCACCAGCCCCCGGCACAGAATCAAGTGGGACAGCAAGGTAATACCTGTTCTCAAACAGGATACCTACTGCCCTGTCTGAGTAATCAGCGTTGATCCTGTCAATGTATGGCTGGATGTTCTTAGACAGCGGCTCTTCGGTCCCCCGAAGGTTGTAGTCATTGAGGAACTCAACCCCATACACACCATCGTCAGACAAGAACAGCATGGCATTGCCGCGCATCACCACGGACTTGCGGGCTAGGCATCCAATCTCAGATGTGAGTTCCTTGACGGTAACGTCTAGAAGGCTTCCAAGCGTCCCTTTGACAAGGTGAAGACTGTTCCTATTCAAGACAACCAATCCATCGTCATAAAACCCGTGCATCCCCACTACATAGTCAGCAGTTCCACCACTGACACGGAATTGGTTCTCGATTTGGTCGAACGTAGTAGTATCTAAAATGTCCGATACGGATATTTCATCAGTGATCTTTCGGCTAGTGTATGTTGGCGTGTCAAATGCCCCTGACTGACTGTAATAAAACGGAACCCACAATCTACGCTGGAAATGGATACCCCAAGGTGCTCCGGGCTGGTGCATAAAGCCACCACCGACGCTGAATCTGCCTCCAAATTCAAATGTGTCACCAGTAGTATTTACGTTGTAATTGCCTACAGGTGCGTACCACTTAATAGTTGTCGTTGTTGCTTCCGTGACTTGGTATTCTTTGCCGACCATTTCGGCAAAATCAACGGTTGTTGCTTGGCGAACAATAATGATATCACCCGCTTTAATCGTGGTATTTCCAGCTACAGTAGCAGTTACTACGCCGTTTGCAACGTCCACGTCTCTTTCTGTAATATTAAATGTCTGAGGCTGGGTGTAAGCCCCACCCGGAGACAAAGTGAATCCGTCAGTAGCCGTTGCCACAGTGGCAACAAATGTCGTGCTTGTCGAAATGCTTGCAGCGAGGAACGTGAATGTGTCTTGACCCGTCACAGTGGCAACTACATACGTCCCGTTTGGAGGAGTTCCACCAGTAAGTCCAGCGATTGTGATTGATGTTCCAACTACCAACCCATGTTCGCGGACATTTACCGTTACCACGGTATTTGGACTAGCCGTTCCATTGGAGCTTGCCGAAATAATTGGCCGTCCATTTGGATACCACTCCAAGGCTTGTTGCCCGTCACGGAACAGCATTACCTTGTCGAACAACTGGATCATGTCAGTGTCGCTACCAAGGGCTTCTCCAGCAGGATACGGAATGTCAGTAATGACATACCCATCCAAGTCGATCTTCTTAGCAACGGTATCCAGTGCAATGATCACATACTCCTTGTTGCTGTCGTTTGGGTCGCTGAATAGGCAGGAAGCCCTTACATTGGCGTTGGCGTCATCATTGATAGCCATCTGGGACAACGTCCCTGTAACGTCAGTGGGCGGGGTTGTTACCCCAGCAATCGTGTAGTCCAACGTATTTACTCCAGAATAGGTAAGCACAAAGCTACCGTTAAACGACGCATCAAGGCCAGCAATCGTGGCTAGTCCAGAATCCGCAGCGGCAAAGCCGTGAGCAGTAACCGTAAGGCGAACAGTCCCCGTAACTGGGATTGTCACATTACTGATTGTCTTTGGCGTGTCGATCAGCAGGAAGGGTAACTGCAATGGAGAACCTCCCGTAGTCAACGCCCCAGTCCTACTCACCACGTTCTTCCGTGGCTTCCAGTATCCCTCCATGCGCCCATTCAACGACTCCCTCACCTCACCCTCTTGGAGTTGGTTAAGCTGGAGCCTCTGATTCACGCGATCAAAGAAACGATCAGCAACCTCGCCAATCGCTGAATCCATCGCGCTACCACTCTGGGCAAACTGGGACATTAGGCGTAGTAAACGATCACCACACCGGATGTCAGAATCACTTGGCTGAAGTCACCACCAATGCCCAAACCTGCAGGAAGCGTAATGGTCTGCAACCGCGTTGCACCAGTGATGCTCCCAGACGCACTTGCCACAGTAGCCAGCACAGCGTCATTCACAACCTGAATCCAACGGATCTTTCCTGTATAAGTGGTAGCAGCAGTAGAAAGCACAATGCCTCCACCCATTCCTTGCAGGTCGTAACTTACGGGACTAGACATAATATATTAAAGTATCACCAACGCAACACGCATTGGCTCAAACGCAATCTACCACATATCAATAACCTGTCAAGCATATTCACAACGTGTGATACCATACACATAAATGGACGCTTTATGGCATATCCTGCACACCATAGCACATGGCCCCCTTTAGCCATTTTTTGTCTGGCTAATTTACTTGGCCCATTTGCACAATTTTTCTCCGGCTGGTTTATCGCTCCCCTTTTTCCTGCGCTCCGAAAACCGGACCCCCTCCCCCCCTATCGCATACCAGTTGCAATAAGAACGGTGATCTACCACACAACTTGTTACAATAACCGTAATGCTGAATCGTGTTCCACAGGCTGTGGCCCATGTTCTAGGCTTGTTCCACGGGATTCAAACCCTAGCAGAAGCTGTAATTAACCAGTCATCGTGCCTGCTTGAACACCATCACCACCATATGTAGTGGTATCATTGTCGATAAACCGTGGAGAACGAAATGCTTGACACAGTTAGGAATACCTGAGTAAAATCCTCGCGGAGCGGAGAATGAGACATGACTTGCTCATACTGCGAAGCGTATAGCGAAGCAGGAACAGCACTGACCCCAGTAACCTCTGCGAATGCTCATACTGCGTAGCGTAGCGAAGCAGGAACAGCACCCAAGCCCATTAACGGCAGCGCATGCTCCCGTTAATATCTATGCGCGTTACGGATATTATTAGCGATAACGAGAACGATTTTCTGTGGGGCTTATTATTCGCGGCTATGCCTTATTCTTATTCCCTCCTGAGATTACGACAATACCCCATAAGCTAGCTGTCTTGAACCGTCGAGCTTGGAGTCTTGAGGGTGTTGCGCTGCTGCCAATGTAACTAGGGAGCCTCGTTATTTGCCCTGCGGAATGGCTCGTTTGCCTGTCATCCGAGCTTTTATTGTCCTTGTGAATCCCTTATGTTTGCTGGGTTTGTGGCTTTATTTGAAACTATTTTCACTTTTTACGAACTTTTTATCGACAATGCGTATTTAGCGGGATATGTTCTTCTCAGTTGCGCGACGCAACGATTCAAACCAAACCAAACCAACCACAATGAACACCATCAATCAACTCATCCGCTTAAAAAAATTCGCATCACAATGGGGAGTGGAATTTAGTTTCACATCAAAGCAAGCTTGCTTCTATCTGCCAGAACGATCTGCCTTTTTCATCAAGGATGAATTCCTTCAAGAGTTAGCCAATGAAGTCGGCTGGGAAATCAAATCATCAGATGATGGTCTTGCACACTCAGTTTCTATCGCCTGATCCACCACACAAGCGGGTTCAATCCCCGCTTCACACACCACACACATATATGCAATCACTCTTCATCATTCCCGCCACGTTCTTCGTCGCGCTCGTCGCAATCTTCGGCATCCGACAAGCACCGGGCATTTTCCTTGGCATCGCCGCCGCCTGTGCCGTGATTTACGTCGCCGCTGCAATCATCCACGCTTGAGAACAAAACAAACAAAATACCAAAATGACACATTCCGTAGAGATCACAAAAGAAGCCGCATGGTTGCTAATTGGCAACGATGAAAAGACTTGGGACGGCTACATTCAAAACAAGCATTCCGAAACGTCGTTTTATTTAGCGCGGGGGTTGCGGATTGCGATAGTCCATAATCAATCATCAAACATAACCCAATATTTCATCCAAGACAACGATGCTGGGGCAAGTGATCATTTAATCGACGCCGCTCCTGACATGCTGGAGGCTTTGGAAATGCTCATGCCACAGGAGCCGCAAGAAGCAGACAGCTACGACCGCGCAATGTGGGGGAATGCTCGCGCTGCAATCGCCAAGGCAACGGGAAAGGGGGACGCATGAAATTTGCTTGCTCACGATGCGGAAGCCGTCACTGGCCTGATCCTGACAGTTCCTGCCCGCTATGCAATGACGAGCGGGAAGAATCCTCCGAAGGCCTTGGCGACCCTCTAGAGGCTCAAGAACAGGCCGTCAAGAGATTTGCCCGTGATGGTTGCGGGCTTCTCTCTTCGCTCAGATGGTGGCGATCCATCGACGAGCAAACGGACAAGGAGCAAACGCCTGAAACAATGGCTGAAAGGCTGGCATGGCTGCATGGCGAGGCTTGCAGGGACGCTTGGGAGGATATGGAACAATCGCCATCAAGTTTTGCATGGAATGACGTTTGCGCCATCGCAGGATTTGACCTTTGCAAGCATTACAAAAAAACAAACCAATAGAAACTAAACGAAATGAGAATACACAAATCAGAGAG